CGGCTACAGGATGTGATTGCTTTGATCAACCGTCGCATAACTGATGAAAAGGACTTCGAGCAAGCGGCGGCGGATTATTTCAAAAAGAATCCATTGACGGACAATGCCCCGACAGAACCCAAACCGGAATTGAAACTTCCAACAGCAGGAACGCCCGGCATGCCCCCCGCACAATCGGAGGTCGATTCCTTGAAAGCCCAATATCAAAAGGCGGCATCACTTAGAAACACCGCCGAAATGTCGCGATTGACGCGATTGGCAAAAGAGAAAAAAATTAAACTATTTTAGGAGTGAATTTTTAAATGGCAGTAACGCTTACGGATACCATTAACTATTCTGGTGCCTTGTACACCAAAACAGACGAAACTACCCGGCTCTTAGATGCTATTTATGAGAGGGGCCGCGAGGGTGGCCGGAGAGAAACCAATTCGGTTGAATTCGTTCTCGCGGGCAGCTATGAAATGGATGAGCCCACACAGCCGAATATCAGTGAGACACAATCCCTGACCGCCCCGCCCCCGGAAACAACCGAGCGGGAACAGGAGAGTAACGTCGTTCAGATTTTCCACCGCGCCGTTGCCGTTTCCTACATGAAGCAATCCAACTTCAACGCTTTGGGCGGCGTAAATCTTGCGAATGCGACAAACAATGTTCCGAATGAACTTGACTTCCAGATCGGGCGCAGGGTGTCGCAGATGCGCATGGATTTGAACCATACGTTGATTAATGGCGTATATCAGTACACAAAGGGCAGCACCACCATTGCGCCGCGTACAAGAGGTATTCTCCAGGCGTTGGTAACGAACAAATTTGATGGCAGCGCAGACCCATTCAGTAAGAACATGGTGAATGATGTACTTATGAACTCCATCAAAAACGGCCTTGACCCGGCAGGACTTGAAATCTGGCTCAATCCAGACATGATGGATCTTATCACAGATACATACGCATTACTTCCTGGAACGAATCAGCCTGCTACAAGAACCGAGGGAGGCATTGCGTACAGTACGATTTTTACGTCCTATGGAGAAGTGTCCATAAATTGGGACACGCAAATCCCAACCGCGAAACTTCTGTTTTTGAGTTTGGGGCAGCTTGCGGTGGCTGAAAAGCCCTATATCACTGATGAGGGCGAAAACCTGGGCGTGTTGTTCTATGAGCCGCTTGCCAAAGAGGGTGCCAGCGAACGCGGGCAGCTCTATGGAGAATTGGGCTTTGATTACGGAGCCGAGTGGCACCATGCAATTTTGGAAAATGTGCATTAACAAGGAGGTCATACAATGTATAAGCTTGTTAAGGGCAAGTTTGTAAAAACCGACGAGCAACCCAAAAAGCCCGAGCCGGAATATGGATTTAATTCATTTTCTACGCAGGAACCCGACCCCGAAGAAGATAGACCCACACCGCGCCGGGGCCGACCCAAAGCGGAGGACTAACCATGTATCGCGTGATTGAAAACTTCCATGACCCCGAAACCCAAAAAACCTATGCGGTAGGTGAAGAATACCCGGCCAAAACCAAACAGGCCCATATCACTTACCTCATGTCCACCGGCAACAAAATCGGCAAGCCGCTCATTGAAGAAACCGGCTCCTTTGGAATGGATTATGCCGAGGAACCGAAGCGGCGCGGCAGAGGGTTTATGAGTGAGGATGAACAGGGTTAATAGTCGAAAGGCTTTAACATAGCATAGGCGGCTTCATGAGGCCGAGGCGGGTTAGGCTCCTGCCCGCCTTTTCCTATGCTGAAATTTAGGAGCGGATGAAAAGGAGCGTTTTATTATGAATATCTTTTTTGACACGGAATTTACTGGCTTGCACCAAAACACAACTTTAATCAGTATCGGTTTAATCAGTGAGGACAATCGCACATTTTATGCGGAATTTAATGATTACGATACAGCGCAGATTGATGAATGGATAGAAGCCAATGTAATAAGTAACTTAAAATTTGCGCCACCTAAAGCCGGGGAGCAGGAATACTATATCAAGTCAAGGCATGATGACGATATTCCCCTGACTGAAAAGTGGAATTTGGAAATGCGGGGCAATAAGGCCGAAGTTAAGCGAGAACTTTCTGAATGGTTGTCGCAATTTGACGATATTGAAATCTGGTCAGATTGCCTTGCTTATGATTGGGTATTGTTTAATGGCATTTTCGGTCATGCTTTTAACATCCCGGAAAATGTCTATTATATTCCCTTTGACATTTGCACATTGTTAAAAATCAAGGGCGTTGACCCCGACATTAGCAGAGAGCAATACGCCGGGGATATTGCGAATGTAGAGAAACATAATGCGCTGTTTGATGCAAAAGTAATTAAGGCATGTTATGAAAAGCTGATCTAAATATTCATTATTAGAAAACGCTTTATGCCCCGGAGGTAACACAATGGCATTACCTGAAATACCGAAATTAGCAAAGGGCACTATCGTAGCACCGCGTTGCCCCTTTTTGATGGGAAGTCCAGAAAAGGAGATGATTTCAATGTGTGATGATAAAATATTTGATAGAATAGCTGATGCGTTGGAACGCATTGCAAATTCTATGGAATCGAAAGAGGTTAATGTTTCTCTTGATGGAAAAACACTTGCGCGGACTATTCGGGGATTTGAGGAAGAAAAGCGCAGGGCGGGAAGTGTGATGAATGGCATTACCTGATTTTCTTTTCTACACAGATACCTACATGGGCATTTCAATCCCCGAATCAGACTTCCCCCGCCTTGCTGTCCGGGCTGATGAAGAAATCCAAGTCTTTGAGCGCAAGTTTACCGTCACCGGCGAAGAAGTCCAACGCAAAAAGGCCGTGTGTGCCATTGCGGACGCGCTGTACACGTTTGAAACCGTAGCAAGTCAAATGATACCCGTGGGCGAAAACGGCGCTATAGGGGCTTCTAGCGTGTCCATAGGCTCCGTGTCAACTTCATTCAAAGCGCCGGATGTGAATAGTTTGGGGCTTGACTTGACGGACTCGGGGCAGCAACGGACGTTTTATAATTTGCTTAAAAAGTATATGGTGATTTACCGGGGGATAGAATAGGAATTTTTCCTTTGTTTATGCGGATTTACGCTTGTTTTTCAGGCCGAAAAATGGTATAATATATGGGCAAGGGAGGGCGCAAGATATGGAAACGAATTTAACCAAAAGCATAAAAGAAAGATTGCGTTATTTCAAGCCCCAACTAAAAACCGATATGCGTACTATTCGATGGGCAGAAGAAGTATTAACCCCTACTGGATATGTAGATGTTATACGCTTTGAGGATTATGTAGTTAAGGACGAAAGTCATTGCGCCCGCTTCGCTCCTGATGAACATGATAATAAAAACGTATTGTTCAGACCGAATGATATTGGAAAATGCAAGATTGATGGTAATTGCTATCCATGTAAGGAATGTCGTGGATGCGTATATCGCCGCACTCGTCATATGCTGGGAATGTTATCAACTTGCTATGAAGTCAAAATAACCGTTTCGGATTTTAAGAGCAATAACGGGCACAATTTTCATGGGAACAGGAATTATTATGCCGTTCCGAATAGTATCTACCCAAAGATAAGAGAGCTTGTTCCAGACGGCATAGGGATTATTGTCTATTATTCTGATAGTGGGCATATGACCGTAAAAAAAGAATGCAAGCATCATGAGGTCGATTCTGGCGATATGGTTTATCTGCTTTATAATTCCATGAAAAAATGGGTTGACGGTAAGCAAGAAACGAAACATACAGCATAGATGGAAACCAAACAAATATAAGGCGTCTGCAATCGCAGGCGCTTTTCTCATGCCCCGAAAGGAAAAAGCAATGGTAATTATCAAGCCCCGTCAACTCCCCGACCATCCAGATTACAAAACAGCCTGTCAACATACTGTCACAGTCTACAACGTATACAAAATCGGCACCGCAACCCATTACCACAAGACCATCATTAACAACGCCGCCTTTATGGACTTTAAGCGTCAATGGCAAGAGGCGACCACAGGCACAACAGCGAACAATCCCGCGCTAATCGTTATACCACAGGGGGCAGACGGTAAAACCTTTGTGGATTCCATTGCGTTTGACGATCTGGAAAGCAGGGACGGTTATTTCACCTTGCGAGACAATGACAAGGTTTATTATGGCGTCGGCCCAGACATAACCACATCAACCGAATGGAGCAACTTCATCCCGACAAAGGTACATGGCGTTGTGACGGTGAAATCGGTGGATATTAAGAAGAATCTGGCGGGGGATGTGGTGCATATTGAGGCGGGGGGATAAGCGATTTTGCTTGTAGTTATGCGGGATTTGTGGTATAATTGTAGATAGAAAGGCGGTGCCAATTATGGGAAAAGGATGCACATTTATTGACTACAAAGGGATGGCTACCGAGTTAAGTGTTTCGGAGTTCTTCGAAAGAATACCACCACAAACCATTAATCGGATAAAGGCAAAAGGAGATCTTGAAATCGAGATAGATTATTGCAATAATGGAAAATTCAGAATGCAAGGTGTTGATTTCTTATTCCAAGATGGTGTTGCCTACCCTCCAGCCGGTATGGATTATCGAATTGGATATGCTGAATGCGATATTGATAATTTGAGTGATGATATAAAAGCCTTGTTTGGAATATAAGCATGTTGCAACCAAATACCCAACGTCTATTCCGGTAGGCGTTATTTTTATGCTCTGGAGGTGACACATGGCCTTTTCCGTGAAAGTAAAATTGGATTTGCCAAAGGCTGAAAGGAGCGGATAAATGGCAAGACGATCATATGATTACGAATACATTAAAGTTGAGTATGAAAAAAAGTCTATAGATTCGCTTTTGGAGGAAGTCGGTCTAACCGACAATGGCTCAATCCAAACCTTTCATACTGCTAATGTTTTGCGTCGGATACAGAGATACATGCCTTTTGTATCTGGATCGCTTATCAAATTAACTATTTTGCAAACAGACATAAATGAGCCGGTCATTATTACTCGCGCTCCACAAGCACATTATTTATGGAATGGAAAAGTGTGGGTTGATCCAATAACCAAGGCGGCGGGATTTTTAACAGAAGATGGCTGGAAATCCAGGAGAGGCGTTAGTAAAATTCCTACCGAAAGAAATTTAGTTTTTAACCAGGAGAAAAATCCACAGGCCGGAGCGCAATGGGCTGAACGCCTCAAGGCCTATGAAATGCCAGTTATGACACGCGAATTACAAAGCTTCATTAAAAGAAGTGCAAGGAGGAATCCATGACAGATATTGAAAAGGCCCGCGAATGGCTTCAAAAAATGCGGGATTGGCTTTCAACTTTTGATGGAATGCCGCAAGGTGCTGATTTCTACATTGACTACAACCGAAACGATCCATCAAATGCAGGGCTGCATTCCAACGGGCTTATTCCAGTTGAGCAGATGGATGATAATATAGGGAATATCTTTTTGTCTTATCAACTTAATTTTGCTTTGCATGTCGTATTACCTAAAATTCCAGACGAAGATAGTCTTTCTTCTGAAAATGCCGCATTTATTCTTGCTTTTCAACGATGGGTAATACGCCAATCGGCGCAAGGAAAAACCCCTAGATATGGAGATATAGACCTAGAGGACGAAAGAACACGCGCCCAAAACGGCGCATTATATACACTTCCAGACGATGGTGCGGCCTTATATGCTGTAACCATTTCTGTAAATTTCAAAGAAATTATTAAGGAGGATGAATAATGGCAGACACTTTCAATCTTACTGGTGAGGCTATCAGAAAATTGCTTATCTGCGCCGTGGACGTGTCCGAAACCGCCGTGGAGGAATGGGAAATTCAGGGCTATAAAACCGAAGATTCCAGCATGGATTTTAACCCGGATTCCTCTACCGTCACCGATATTTTAGGTGATACATACACGGATGTAAACAAATTTGAGGAAAGCCAAACCTTTGAGCCAAACACTTTGCGTATGGGTTCAAAACTGAACGCGCTATTAATAAAATATTGGCGCAACGGCGATTTGGCTAAATTCTCGCAATTCCGTGTCCTTGTTGGATATGGATTCTTGGGTACAGAGGGTGCATATGAGGCCGACGTATGGAAGACGTGCACGATCTTCCCTAACAGCTTGGGCGGCAGTTCACGTGTTGACATGCCATTTACAATCAATTTTGGCGGCGAAAAAATCAAAGGCACGATTGATAAAATGCGCGGATCAATAACATTTACGCAGACGGCATAAGAAAGCCGCTCCTTTTGTGTCGAATAAAGAACGGCGATATGCTTTATGTCCAAAATTGCTTGCCGCAATTCAAACATGTTACGCGGACTTTTTTAGCACCGGCATTGCCGGCAACCGCACCAATCAAGCCAAGTCCAACAAGATTAGTGGCGGCAGACCCGACAAGTGCTTTGCCAATTCCAAAGCCTTTTTTATGAGCCGAAAGGCTTGTAGAGCCGCATTTTGGACAACGGGCAGTTTTTTTCTGATCTTTAATAGTCTGTTTCTGTTGTTTTATTTCAAGCTTTTTTGATTTCATTTCAAGCTTTTGTAATTTGCTATCATTTTGCATATCGATAGGCGTAATTGCAACCGATTCTAATTGCGACCGTTCAAAAAATCCTAAAGGTTTAATGTCCCTATTTCTAAAAGCAATATCGGTAATTCTTTTCGCCTCTGATAGCCGAACGCCAGTTATTGTTTTTAAATGCTTCGCCATTGCTACGTTATCCCGGCCATGCTCTCTGATTAATTCATCAATATTGACCATGATGCCGCCAATTTCTCTTATTTTATCTTCTGGAAATTCATTGGGGGCTTCAACAGGACAACCGCAATGCACACAACTAGCCGCTTGATCGCTGATTTCTTTACCACATTCAGAACATGTTATCAATGCCATTCTATCCCCTCCCATTTTATTTTACCAAACTTCTACAACAAAAACAATATAAAAATAGCCCGTTGTAATGGCGGGCTTTCTTCGCGCCAAAAGGAGGAATCTAATTGAGCCAAGTACAAATTATCAATAAGAAAATCAAAATAGCCGTAATGGATGACGAAAAGCAAATAGGTGAAATTGCCTTTAACCCTGATGATGACCGCACATACAACAGATTTATTGATCTTGCGGAAATTCTTATCAACGGCAAAAGAAATATTGATAGCATCCAATATGACGAAAATGAACTCAACAATAAGCTGGAAACTATTGAGGATTTTGAAAACGCCTCTGCAATCCTTGGAAAAATGAAAATGGCCTTGAATATTGCAGACAGCACGTTAATGGAAGTCTGCAAAGGATTTGATGAAATTTTCGGCGCAGGTGTATGCGACCTATTCATGCAAGGCGATCACGACGCTGAATTGCTTATTCCGCTGATTGATGCCGTAACTCCATATTTCAAAAAGGTAAGGGATAAAAAAACCGGTAAGTACAGGGCGAAAAAATGAGCAGATTGACACAAAGAGCCCCCGAAACAGTCCCGATTGATGGTATTGAGTATAAAATCAATACCGGATTTCGGGGCTGTTTGCTTACTATAGCAGCGATAGGGGCCAAGGAATTAACACAATATGAAAAGGCCGACATCCTGCTTGACAATATGTATGACGAAATTCCGCCGGATATTGTGCAGGCAATCGAAAAGGCAATCTGGTTTTTGAGCGGCGGCAGGGAGCCGGATGGAAAAGAGCATCCGAAATTATGCGATTTCGACCGTGATGCGGATATGATCTATTCTGCAATGCTCAAAAAGGGCGTTGACCTTGATGCGATTGATATGCATTGGTGGACATTTCTTTCTCATTATGAAGAACTTCCCGAAAGTGGATTTACCCGCGTTGTATATTTGCGTGTGCAAAACAAGCGTGGAAAACTGACAAAAGAGGAATACAAAGACTGTGATCGTATCGGATGGGATGTAATCAACATGAAATCAAAAGACCCCGACATGCCCACGGATAATGAAATCTGGAAGTATCTAAATAGCGAGTAAGGCGGTGAGTCAATGGCAGATAACTATACTTCCGAAGTTCGAATAGGAACACGGCTAGATAATTCCGGAATTCGGAAGGATATTACAAAAACCGAAAAAGAGATAGACCGCCTTACCTCCAGTTTTGATAGGCAAGTTGCTTCTATTAAAAAACAAGAAGATGCGCTTTCTGATATGAGGCGCGAATTGGAATCCATTGTCAAGGGCGAAACTGAACCTAAAGCATTAAAAGACATGGAATCCAAATTAAAAAGCATCAACGCCGAGACAAGGGCGGTTGAGGCGGCCAATCAAGACCTTATAGCGCAATATGAAGCAGCCGTAAGCAAGCTAGAAGAACTTAGGCAAGTGGGATTTACGGAAGATCAATTAGCTCCTCAGATTGCCGAAGTTGACAGACTTGCCGAACAATTACGGCCTATAGATGAAGAATTGCAAACTATAAGGGATAGGGCAAGAGAAGTTGAGGACAGTATTTCCGCGATTAGGCTTGATCCTTCTACATCGTCGGATGCCCAGATATTGAGAGATCGCATTCAGGATGTTTCTGCGTCTATTGAAGATGGGAGAAGAAATGCAAATGAATTAAATACTGAATTATTAATGACCCAAGCAAGACAAGGTGTGGAAAGAGCTTCTAGTGCCTTTAAAAAATTTGGGAATGGAATCTTAAAAGCATTAAGTGGCTTAAAATTATTTAACAAAGAGAATAAAAATACCGGAAAAGGCGCACGTTCCGCCACTACTGGCATTGAGCGATTTACAAAAAGAGTTTTAAGATTAGCGGCAGCCGTATTTGTATTCAATATTATTCGCAAGGCTATGAATGCATTACGAGAACAAATAGGCGCACTCCTAATGGCAAATGAAGATTTTGTCCGAAGCTGGAATAATATCCGGGTAAATCTTCTAACGGCCTTTGCGCCATTATGGCAAGTGATTCAACCAGCACTTATTTCCTTTATGCAAACGCTTGAGCAGGTTACATATGCACTCGCCAGATTTGTTGCCGCGCTATTCGGGAAGACTTACGAACAGGCCAAAGACGCAGCCGAAGCAATGAACGATCAGGCTGATGCCATTAAAAACGCCGGAAACGCCGCAGATAAAGCTGGTAAAAAATTAGCGAGATTTGATACCATTCAACAGCAAACCACTGATACCGCAAAAGACGGCCTAGATTTTGACATTGTTGCACCGGATGATACTTGGTGGAGCAGATTTTTAAACTTTCTCGAAAAAGCCAAAAGTATCTTTGATGATATCTTGAACGTTATCAAGGCGGCATGGGGAAACGAAGGATTAGCCACGCTGGATGCCTTTAAAAGAATGTTAAATAGCATTTGGGAATTAATTAAGGTAATTGGATCAACATGGCTTGAAGTCTGGACGGATGGTCACGGTCAGGCCCTTGTTGAAAGTCTTTTGCGATTCCTGCAAATGATTTTCAATGTTATTGCTGATATTGCGAATGCATTCACCGAAGCATGGAAAAGGGGCGATGTCGGAAAAATCCTCGTTCAAAGAATATTTGAAATGTTTACAAATATTCTTGATTTGTTGACATCATGGGGCAATGCCTTTCGTGTGGCCTGGAATGAAGGGGAATTGGGCATTTTGATTATGACCAATATTCTGCAAATAGCCACAGGTATCGTTCAGATAGTTTCTAATATTGCGCTCAAATTGCGAGAGGCGTGGGAGGCCAATAATAACGGCGTTCGCATTTGGCAAGCGATTTTAGGTTTCGTCAATGACATTTTAAGCACGATTAATCGAATGACCGCCGCAACCGTCGATTGGGTGAAAAATCTAAACCTTGAACCGCTCACAAGAGGATTTTCAAATTTATTAGAGGCGATACGCAAGGTGGCAAGTATTATTATTGATGCGCTTGGATGGGCATATATAAATGTTTTATTGCCCTTCGCTAAATGGCTTGCTGAATTGTTTGTGCCTGCCGCCCTTAATCTTCTGGCTGCTGGATTCAATGTAATTTCCGCTGTACTAAAAACTGCAAAACCTTTATTTGAATGGTTATGGGGAAGCTTTTTACAACCGCTTGGCAAATGGGCCGGTGAAATAATAATCAAGGCACTTGATTTAATTGCCAACGGATTGCAAAAAGTGGCTGATTGGATCAGCAAAAATGGAAAGCTTATAGAAGATATCATAATTGTGATCGGGTCATTTGTGGCGGCGTGGTTAGTGGTGAATGGAGCCGTTACAGTCTTTAACACCGTCATGGGGATTGCAAAAACCGCTATTGGACTTGTGAAAGGCGCCTTTGCTTTACTAACATCCCCCATTGGACTAGTTGCGCTTGCAATCGGTTCCCTAATCGCAATCATTGTCCTACTCGTCAAAAATTGGGATACCGTAAAGGAGGTAGCAACAAAAACATGGGAATCCATAAAAAATACTTGGAACGGGGTAGCGACTTGGTTTAATACTACAGTTGTTAATCCTATTAAAAACTTTTTTGATGGACTTTGGAAAGGGATCGGTGATGCGGCAAGAAATACAGTTGAAGGGATGAAAAAATTATTTGAGGGATTAGCGACGGTTATTAAGGCACCATTTCAATCCGTTGCAAATTTAATTAATGGAATACTCAAAATTATTACAAGTGCAGTAAACTTCTTAATAGGTGCTTTAAATAACCTTAAATTCACTATTCCCGATTGGGTTCCTGGAGTTGGTGGAAAGAAATTTGAGTTTAACATTCCAAAATTACCAGATTTTCAAATTCCAAAACTTGCCGATGGTGCAGTTATCCCTCCTAATGCACCATTTGCTGCTATTCTAGGCGACAATAGGCGGGAGCCTGAAATCGTTTCCCCACTTTCCAAAATGGAAGAAGCGGTCGAAAATGTTCTTACAAGAATTGGCGGCATTGGCGGAGGCAGCAGGACAGCAATTTTTGAAGTAAATGGGAGAGAATTTGCACGCGCCACTTATGATGACTTCGATTCCGAAGGACACCGGAGAGGCATAAGGATGGCTACAGTATGAGTATTTACGCTTTTAGCATAGACAACCGCATATACGGAATCCCTGTTCTTAGATTTATCTTATACGCAGAAACGCTTGACGGGGAAGGTTCCGGCAGGATGGAGGGGTATGGATGGCCTATGTTCCGCGATCCGCAAGGTACAATTAAAAATATAGATATGGAATTGGGCCTAACCAATAGCAGTCAAAATAATGATTTTATCCATCTGCTATCCATCCTTGACGATTTTGGCAATACAGATTTCCGCACAGTTTCATTCCTTACCCCAAGTGGCTTAATAACTCAAAAAATGTATAATGCCTCATATCAAATTGAAGCAAAACGATTTGAGAGAAATGGAATTACATATTGGGGAACCCTGCCGGTTAAATTCCGAGCGGAAAAGGCGATAGAATAAAAGCCTATTTCTTTAAGATTCTTATGTATGCTCCGCCTATGCTATCCGATTGTGTTGTTTCTATCATGCCCTGCAAAATTAGTTGCCTTATTTCCTTGTAATCAGTCGGATATTTGTACTGAATATGAAATTCCGTTTTCCCAGTTTCCTTATAATAATCATAAATTCTAGCATATATACTTTGCTGTTCGCTCATATCTTCACGTCCTTTCCATACGATTCTACCAAATTCCACCAAAGAAATAAAGAAAAACTTTCAGAAAGGAGGGGCCACCCATAAGAATCCAAATCGGCTATGGCCAAATAGACCCCTCCGCAAAGCCCGACAGCATCCCGAGAAGCACAGATATTCAGCCGTGGGTTAACCTTGACGATCTGAAAATAGACGGCCTTATAGTCAAGAACATAGCCACATGCGAACACAATCAGGCTATCCTTGATGGAACGCAAGAGCATTTACCGGATCAGCCGGAACTGTATGCTTGGGGCTTGTGGTCGCTGTCCATGAGCGACGAAAACGGCCTTTTTGACGCGCCGCCCACGTTGGATATCGGATTTACCTTCAATCATAAATCGCCCGGATTGACCTTGCTTTTTTATCCGCATTCAGAGGATTGGGCGAGCGAAGTCCGGGTGACCTGGTATAGTGTGCCTCCTGAATACGAATACCGGAGAGTTGGAAATAGCGGTTTTGTTCAGGTTGAAGTATATTCTGGTGTCATCATAAAATCTGGAATCTATACAATTTCATCAACCGTCGGACAAATCGTCGAAAATATAGTAGGTTTCAAGCATATCAAAATTGAGTTTCTGTCCACAAATATCCGGCACCGATTTATAAAGATGGCTGGGATTAACTACGGACAGGGCCGGTCATTCCAAGATAACGACATTGACACTGCATCCATATTGGAGGAAATCGACCCGACAAGCAATGAGATCACCATAAACACATTGAATTTTAGGATCAAGACCCACAATCCTGAGTTTTCCCTTGTGTCCGGCATCGGTGACGATATGCTAATGAGCAATCAGCAAATGACTATCATCGGAGACCAGAAGGAATTTGGCACATTCTTCCTGCAATTCCCGTGGAAAGATGTTTACGGAAACGGTACGGTTATTGACTTTCAGGCCGTGGACGCTATTGGCGTGATGGATAAATACGATTTTTGGGGTGATGTGTATGTAGATATGCCCATAGATACACTGATAGGGCAGTTGTTTGCTATTTGCTTTCCGACACAGCTAATTCGATATGTGATTGATCCGGTTTTTGCTGGGCTGCGCGTGTCCGGCTGGATTCCAAAATGCAAGTGCCGCCAAGCATTACAGTATATTTGCTTTGTTATCGGCGCGGTTGCGGATGATTCCAGGCGTGATTATGTGTGGATATATAAACCGGATACAGAAATAAGCGGAGTGGTTGACAAACGGTATATGGGGCCAACAATAGAGCCGACCACATATTACAGCGGCGTGGACGTGATTTCCTATGAGTATGCGCTAAGTGACGAAACGATGGAGGCGTTCAAGGGCGTTCTGCCTGCTGGACAAAAACCCATAAGGTTCAACGAGCCTATTAATAATCTCCAAATATCATCCGGCGCTACAATCCTTTCAAAATCCGCCAATCATGCAATCATAAATGTTACCATTCCGGGTGAAATAACAATAACCGGTAATAGATACATTATCAATCAGACTGTGTTTTCGGAACGCGCGGAAGTGCTGGCGGGAGAAGTTGAAAATATTAAGACTTATGATAACTGTACACTGATGTCCCCCGCATATGCCCCGGAACGCGCCAAGTCCTTGTTTGCATACCTGAAGCAGCGCACACAATGGACTGGCGATATACGCCTTGAAGATCGTGAGGTGGGCTATAAATACGAAATCCCGACGATAGGCTATCCGATTCACGGTACAGCGGAGCAGCTTGATATTAACCTGCGTGGAGGCAGGGCAAGAATGAGGGCGATAGGCGATGTGGCAGACCCCCGTAACAGATAGGACGCAGGATGATGTTGATTACGCGAAATCCAATTATACGCTAGATTTACCTGAACAATTCAAAGCCGCACAAAATCATACCGATTGGAACCGCTTTTCAATAAATCTATATTATTTGGCAATGATCCTGAGAAATCGCGGCTATCAAATTTCATTGCGAGGCAAACCCAATAGAACGTCGCGAGATATCCCGCCGCATTCTGAAATCAATCAATACCGCCTTGATCTTCAACAAGTACGCCGCGCAATGTTTGCCCTTGATGGCATGACTTGGAGGGAGTGGGACGCCAAAGGGTTGACGTGGGAGCAGATTGACGCACGGTCGCTGGAGGCGGAAGAATATTTTTCAAACAATCCCATACCGGAGCTGCCGTATAATCATTTTGAGAAAATTAACGATATTGAGCGCATATCGGATATCTTACATGAAATCATTCAGGTTTACGGAAATTTATTCAGGGTATCGGGTACTTTTGTATCCGGTCAGTTATCGTACCTTCCAAGATTTATAGAGCCTCATGTTTGTGACATGATATGGCTTGAATGGGACTTGATGAATAGAACCTGGGCGCAGATCGACGCGGAGGGCCGCACGGCTGAAATGTATTTCAACAAGTGCTTTGATCCTGAATTGTACATGACGTGGGCTTATTGGGACGATTTAGATCGCACATGGCCGCAAATCGATGACGAGGGCCGGACTGCTGAACAATATTTCTGGAGGCGAATATAAGTGGCGACATTTCCACGCAAAATATATGATCCTGAATATCAGTATCCATATCGGTATGAATTGCGGGATATTGATACCGGAACCATGCTCGCTACATACGATATTGTCCCGGCATGGGGTAATATATACCAGCAAGGAACGGATATAAACGCCGCTTATTTGCAGCCAATAGAGGATTTCCTAAAGCTCGTCGGAGATGATTTGAACAGACTTGGCCTTGAAATTGTTGCTGCAAATGCTAACCTGGACGCAGCCGTCAATACAGCAAATACCAAATTGTCCGCCATTGAATCGGGCTTAAATGCGAAGATCGCAGCATCCAATACAAGAGTTGACAATATAAATGCGGCGATGGGTAATCTCGCCCCATTAGTCAATCCGTCTCTGACTAATCCCACCGCGAATACTGTAGCAGTATCCACCAATAGTGAAAATTTAGCAACGACAGCCGCCGTGAAAACTTATCTCGATAGCCTTATGGCCGCATTTAAGGGGTGATTATTTGCTTTGGGTTACGAGACAATTTCTTGATGGATACGCGCAATATCCTTTAAGGTTCGCATTTAGGGATATATCAACAGGAGATATCCTTTATATTTACGATTTGAATTTTAAGCCTGGCACTTTTATTTCTCCCACTTCTATAAACCGGGGACACTTACAACCTATCGAAAATTATTTAGGGCAATACAGCACAGACGAGTATTATCAAAAAATCTTTGATCTGAATGCGCTGATATCCTCAAGATTTGCGACGATTGGCAACAATGTATCTTCAATGGAATCTAGAATGGACGCTAGTATCGCAATGCTCAATAGCCGGATATTATCAGTAGAGAACAGATTACCGCTATATGCCCCTTTGTCCGGCGCAAGCTTCACAAACCCACGCGCAAACAGCCCCGCCGCAGCCGACAATAGCGAACGGATTGCAACGACTGAAAATGTACGGAATTTTGTGGCGCAATATCCGTTTCCGCCGAAGAATCCTACCAATTTTACAGTTTATCCCGCAGAGCTAAAAATAGATGTATATTGGTCAGACCCCAATGATTTTATTTATGATAACATGACCTTATCTGAATGGGCTGGTACAAAATTGGTTTATCGAACCGACCGGTATCCGAACAACCAAAATGACGGTACAATAGCTACTGTTAGTACTTATAGAAATCAATATCAAACGTATCCGTTTACGTTTGAAAATGCCAGGGCGGGAACAACATATTATATGCAATTATTTCCATATTCTATAAATGATGTATATAATGCAAGCATTTTAAATAGAAATACCGCTATTCCACTTGTTGAGATGCAAGTATTGGATAATTTAAGCTATGCACGCTATGAACATGCGGCTGCCGCAGATGGACAAGGACGAATATTGTTCGCGGGTGGGTATACTTCTTCCGGCGCAACCAATATCGTAGAGATTTATGGTATGTACGGACAGCATTTGACAACCACACTGTCTGTAGCGCGATACAATTTGGCCGCCTCAACAGATAGCGCAGGAAATGCGGCTTTTGCAGGTGGTTATGTCCAAGGGGGAATCGCTTCTAATGTTATCGATATTTATTCTTCTTCTGGAGCGAATTCAACATCTACATTATCTATGTCAAGGTATTCCTTGGCTGCTGCGAAAGAAAACGGCGGGGGTATTCTTTTTGGAGGCGGGTATGGCGACGGTAGTTATCACAATGTCGTAGATAAGCTTACTCCTGGTGGATACGTATCCACCATAACCCCTCTCGGCGCAGGACGTTCTAATTTGGCCGCTGCATTTAATTCGGGAAATACCGTATTCGCGGGCGGAATACTTTCTGACGGTATAAATTATTCAAATAATGTCGATAGGTATGATTCTGCCGGAATACACACTAGGCTTGATGACTTATCGGCTGCGAGAGCCTATTTATCTGGAACTGCAACAGGTGATGGAAGTACATTATTTGCCGGAGGGTATTCAGGCGCATGGTTTGATAACGTGGATAGATACAACATTACCGGCATAAGGAGCAATCTTGAGCCTTTATTTTCGGCAAGATATAGAATGGCCACCTCAACAGATGGGAACGGAATGGCTTTATTTGCAGGAGGTCGCAATGCACTAGGCGTTTATGCAATCATTGACAGATATAGCGCTACCGGTATAAAAAGTTTATCTGTTAACTTATCGAATGCGCGAAGTCATATGTCCGCAGCTACTGATATTCTTGGAAATGTAGTAGTTGGCGGCGGTTCTGGAGTGGGTGGATTTTCTAGCGCTGTGGATCGTTATACTATACAAAATTAAAAAGGAGAAAATAACATGAAACTAAAAATTTGGGATAAAAAAACTACTTATAAAGCTCCATACGGTGATGTTTATACCCCGGAGCGAATTTTTCAAGAGTTCCCCCAGGCCGAAGATGATGTTACAGTGCTTACTATGCGCTCCGAAAATGTTTTTGGCGCTATTGAGTTTATGGCTGACCTAAAATATACGCATAAAGACATAGATCAAAATTTATCGGATGAAGAATTTGTGGCCGCGCTCCAATATAAAAAAGACAACCCTCCACCTCCCAGCAATGACCTCACCCCCGTCACCCAATCCCAAGTCCAACTCCTGGGCCAGCTCCTCAATGAATTAAATCTGAATATTTTAGAAATGGGGAATACATAATGTTTGAAAATCTAAAAACGCAGTACAAAGCAAAATTCATAACCAAAGAACAACTCCAACGATATGTCGCACTTGGCAGGATCACACAAGCCGAGTGCAATTTAATTTTGAAGGAGGTTGACGATGTCCAGCAAAACATCTAATTTTGGATTTAATCAATGGGGGCCGGAAGATAAGCCGAAAATGGATGATTTCAATTCGGATAATTTGATTGCGGAGCGTGAGCTCAATAGAATTGATGCGACCACATTCGCAGCCATCCAACTCGGCAATCGCATCTATCCCGGCGTAGACCTCACTGTAAAATTCGCCACCGAAATCGTTCCATATTCCAGCGTTTGGGCGTGGATAAAATCCCGAATACAGTCCGCGTATTTTGACGGCATTAATATTGGCGACTATATCCCGTGGCAATCAACAACCGGCTATAACGTTAAATCCGATGTCGCGGGCATAGATACTTACTACAACTATGGTGACACCGCCGTAGGACATCATATAGACTTCATTTCCCGTGATTGTTGGCCAGAAACTATTCAATTTAATTTGGCAAACTTCAATAACGGTACACCGGTATCTCCTAGCCCGTGGCTTGCAAGTAATATATATGCAAAACTGAATAGTATATCATCATACGTACCTAACGCCGCAACCGCTGACCCCGCACTGATCGCCATGGATTATAGCACAACCGGAGTGTATGACAAGCTGCCCGCCGCTCTGAAAAGCGTAATATCGCCTAAACGCTTATTGTTACCACAACGCTATACTGCCGGTTCCCTGTTGACGGATGATAATTCATGGGGTTGGGCTGATGCGGGGAATTTATGGATTCCATCGGAAATTGAGACTTACGGATGCGAACATTTAGGAAGCAAGAACGGATTTTCAAGTAGCGGTTTCCAGCAGTACGAGATATTTTCTACTAACATGAAACGTGTAAAGGGTGTCGGTGATGGCGGAGGGCGCACTACGTGGTGGCTATTGTCTACTTATGGCGGAAACTCCACACATTTCTCCAATGTATACATCTATGGTACTGGAAGCAGCATTGCTGCCAGTAATTCCGGTCGTTACGCACCAATCTGCTTCCGCATCGCGTAGCGCGCAACATCCTGCAAATACCAATAAACAGGAGGTAATATCATAAACAAGAAACAAGCAAGAGTGAACGCACTTCGGCAGTTACTCACAAATACAGATTATCAGGCTATTAAGCATTCTGAGGGCGCGATTTCAGAGGTCGAATATGCCGAAACAAAGGCGCAACGTCAGGCATGGCGTGAGGAAATTAATGAGCTGGAAAGCGAAATTGCAAAGGAGGAAACGTAATTCATGCCACAAAAACTAATCCAACCCGCCAACAACATGACGGTAACCTGTTCATACAAAAATTCCAATTATCCGAAATTGATAGTAAATGGCAAACCGATGGGCGTAGACCACTGGGGATTTGACTGTATTGGCGCGTCAACCACCGTCTGGTCGCAAGGCTATGGCGTAGTCCTCTCCACAGGCTTTGATACATGCTACGGAAATTATGCCGTGGTGATGTACTTCGATGTCGAGGGCATAGGCAACGTAATCGCCAATTACTTTCATTTTTCCAGTATCGGCGTATCAACGGGCCAATTCATCGACAAAGATGTGCGCCTCGGCGTGATGGGCAAGACCGGAACCTATGCCACCGGCATTCATCTGCACACGGAAATGCGCAAATATGAGCTGGGCCAGCCTAAGATGCTTTCCCCGTTCGCTACCAATAGTTTCAAGAAGAATCTTGACGCCGGATGGCTTGACCCGCTGTCCATCACCAACTGCAAGACCAGTTCCCCTGACAACCAGGTATACAAAACCACAGCAGACGCATACATAAACGCCACCGACAAGACGGCGAAAATCATAAAATAAGGAGGAATCACCATGTCAGACTTTATCGCAATTCCCGCAATCACCGTACTATGCTATTTCGGTGCTGAACTTTTCAAGGCGTTCATGTCCAAGGACAAGTACAAGCATATCCCCGTCCTGTGCGGGGCCGTGGGGCTTATCCTAGGCATTATTTGCTTTCTATCCATCCCCGGATACATCCCAGCCGAAAACGTCCTTGTGGCGGCTTCTATTGGCCTTGTAAGCGGATGGGCGGCGACCGGTGCAAATCAGACTTGGAAGCAGAATACACAGTAGACAATTCTCTATATTTTTGGTAGAATGAGGTGAATAAATGGAACCGGCAATTCCCATTGTAGTTATAAGCTGCATTGTTTGCGTGGCGACCTTTCTCCTTGGGCGGCAATCAGTTGCAAAAAAAGACGGCCAGGAATGGGGCGCATTTACCGCTGAGTTAAAAACAGATATCAGCTATATAAAACGTGATGTAAGCGAAATAAAGGTATCTGTCGCGGATAGCAGGAACGACACCATGGCGGCAATTTCCAGGGAGGGAGATAACCGTAGAGATTCTGTCCGTAGATTGCATGAAAAGATTGACGATCATCTTGTAAAATATCATAATGTTCCAGCGCCAATAAAATATACGGAGGATTAACATGGACGATTTGGAGAACAAAATATCTGAAACTGAAAAAGATGTGCAACATTTTGAAGTTATGGTATCAGGTGCGGAACGATTGATAAAGCCATGGAAACTGGCACTCATTCTAACTAACCTTTTTTGGGCCATTGTCATGGCTGCATTTATTTTGTTGGCTTATCTCACGCCGACTGAAATTGATGTACAGCAAAATCAAGGTGCAGTTGAACAACAACAGGAGCAAGTTGTTAAGGGGGCTAGTTGATGGCTCAATCGCAATCTTTAAAAATTAAAACCGGAGCAAGGAGGCCCAAAAGGCCCAAAAAGCCCAAAAAACCAAAGTAAGGCGGTGATCGCCTGAATACTCAACACAAAGTTATCCGGGAAATGCTTTGCAAGATGGTGAAACCTACAGCACATGATATACTTTCTTCGTATCTTCCAGCGCGGGAATATACGGCAATCTATTATGCCGATGTTGAGCAGGAGGACTTAAATTATATAGCTGACATGCGGCTTAATTGTTCAGAATCAGCAGTCAAAAAATATCGTAGGCAAGGCTACGAGAAATTGGCTGCTATTTATTTTTCTAAAAAAGAATAATGTATACTTTAAAGACGCTTCGCGTGGACTTCTCTTGTCCAATGCGAAGCGTCTTTTTTGTTATGCTTAAAGCATGGAACAGTTAATTGAACGTCTTATTGAGATAGGCTATCCGCCCAACAAAGCGGAGGAGTTATTTGAATTTTATAATCGCGCTGGCGACCTTGATGGTTTGGAGAGTTATGTAATTGTAAGAGAATCGCTGGCAGAGTGTTTGTAAATGTTTGCTCACGGTTTACCGTTTGCGATATATGGCTGTAAGCGCGGATATATACGCCGTATTCGCGCTTACATGTCAAACTTATTAAAGAAAGGCGTGATTTAATATGGATGAAAAATCGAATGAAAACTTTGGTAATATTTGTACTATTTTGGGCGGTGCATTGTTGGGCATGGCGATAGTTGACCAAGCCACAAAAACCGTCATGCCCGAAATGCAAAAACTTACATCGGGAGAAACATTTCAAGATTTAAAAATGTTACCCGCAAGCAAAGAAAATGACGACGTGCAAGAAAATAAATCCAAGCGCGATGAAGATCAAAAAAAACATGATGAAGAACGAAAAACATTTGATGACAAAATAGCTATGTTGGAGCAGGAATTAGCTAAATACAAAAGTAAGTCAGATGAACACGAAGGCGAAAACTAAAGAGGTGTTTATATGAATGGTTTTGGATTTAACACTTCCCCTAATGCGTATAGTTCTGATAATCCTTTGGCGCAGCTTTTAAAGCCATACTTAGCACAGCAGCAATCAGAGACACGATCAGAAACTGAACCACAACGAGCAAACGGCAATGCGGTACCATATGAAATCAATTCGCAAGCTGAATTAGAATACATAGTACCGGATAAATCCGGACGAAAACAAATAGTAGATTGCCCAAGCGAGAACAAGGTGTACGTCGGCAGATACAACCATGTCCGACAGCTTATGGATTGGAGATCGTACATTGACGAGGGCGAAATCAAACTTTCTCAAAAAAATGACACAAGTGCCGAAATGTCGCAAATTGCCGAAGCTCTTGTTGCAGTTGCCAATAAAATAGAAGCAATGCACAGCGAAATACAGGAGCTTAAAAACGCTAAGCCCGAAATTAGCGAAACCAAAAAAGTAGAATCAAACCGAAAATCCAACGGCCAATTCAAAAAAAGGGGTGAGGATTGATGATGGAAGTAATAAGAAAGATATTTAGCGTTTTAAGTGCGCTTCCAGCCTTTTCTAGTTTATTTAAAAAGGCAGCTCAAACAGGCAAGGTTGACCCAATGGAATGCCTTAATGCCTTAACATCTATTTCTCCATCCACAAAAAAAGTTGCCGATACCGCAATAAACACCGTTCAACGCGGTGGAAACATTGAAGATGCAGCGCGCGCGGTCACAAACATTGGAGAAGTTGAATTGTTCGGTCAAAAAGTAAATACTCAAACCTTGATTCCTGATTTAAAGAAAGCCGGTGGGGTTTGTTCAACACTAGCAAATATGCTTGAAAAAATGCCGACGCAATCTCCGCAGGATATCGTAGACTTTGGAAATGCAGCAAGCTCTATTAAAAACTGGCAAGATATTGTTGTTTAACAATTTCTTATAAATTAAAAGGAGGATACCACCCATGAGCATGGAATTTGGAAATGACAACGAAATAAAAGGCGGTGGCGGTCTTGCGACCGGCTTGGCAATGGGAAGCATGATGAATCGTCGAGACGATGATCGGGGCACTTATATTTGGGCCGTAATAATATTCATTATTTTTGTGGTCATCGCGCTTGTGTTCCTGGCATTTATGCGTAAAGATGATGGTCGCAAAGATTATGGCGGCACAGACGCTGCGGCACTACTTACTCCACTAATTGCAGCTAAAAGCATGGATTGCAACAATGGCCACAATCGATGTGAGCTTGACAAACTGGAAATCATGCAGAAGCTTGAAGCATCGGAGGACAGGGCAAGACAGACGCAAACCCAGCAGGAAATTGGCGCTCTTGGCAAGGAGTTTACAAACATTGGATTCGGGCTTGCAAGCAAGATTGACAATGTTGAAAAAGAACAATTAAAAACCTACGCAACCATCCAGAATCAGCTTGGCATGCAATCCGAAGCCCTAAAACAACTTTTGACCGTGCAGAACAATAGCGCCATTATAAATGGAGTAATTCAGCAGCTTATGATGGGCTCACCGTGCTTACCTGCACGCTGTTAACGGTGTTACTGCCCTTGCATCCGCAGTAAGGGCTTAACATAGCGAGGCTAGGCCGTGGCGGGCGGCCAACCCTCTCTAATTATAATAAATTAGGAGGATACACAATGTATAACTATAACGCAGGATTTAACCGTTATGGCTTCGGTGCAAGTCATAATTGCGGCTGCAACTGTGGTTGTAAGCCCGAAATTCTTAATTTTTACAGGCATCCAGCCCCTATCGGAAAAAAGCAAAAGCTGCTAAGTGTAAAGCAAGTCACCATTCATACGGATAAAAATATCCGTAAAGCTTGCGTACGCGGCGCCTGCTGTGAGCCGGAACCCGTTACGGTCAAGGAGTCCAAAAAATCCTTAATTTTGACGGCGTGCACCGATTGCTTGCAGCCTGGAGAATATTACACCCTCAACGTCGATAGAGAAATTCCCATTGAGGCATATCCTTACGACACATACATTAATGTGGAGCCGGAAGACTTCAATAGCTTCCGGGGCGAGGTCGGCCTTGTTTACACTGAGGTTGACCATTTCGGTGGAAAGATCGGCACCTTGTTTGATAACGTAAGGGATAATCTTCCGTCGGTAGAGGTTGATGGAGAAAATACTTATGTGCAGGGCGGCGAAGTTCCTGGAACTGGAGACTATGGTTATGACAACTGGGATGGCTTTGAGCACAACGGGCCGATTCCCGAAGACCCTGCTTTCCCCGGCGCTAATTTCTGTGGCTGCGGGTTTAGGACTAACAAGGGTGTATTGCTGCCTGTGTCTCTTGATCTTCATGGCAATATTGCCAATGGTCGCAATTTTGCTACCGGTCGCTACAAGAATCCCGGCACCGGCGCACCTTATACAAATAGATTCGTACTTTTCTTGAACAACAGAGGCGAATTTGTTCTTTCTCGATCTTTTAAACGCCGGAGCGATTACGCGTAAGCATTTCAACGGGGCGGCGGTTTATGCCGCTGCCCTTACTTTTTTAAGGCGTAGGTGATATGAATGAAGGTATATGCTGACAATGCAGCTTCTACCAAAATTGACGATGAAGTTTTGTCCATAATGGATGAAGGCAATGAGCATTACGGCAATCCCTCATGCGTTCACAGTATGGGTAAAAAAAGCAAAGAGCTTATTGAAACCGCAAGAGAGCAAATCGCAAAATCTATTGGCGCAAAACCGAACGAGATTATTTTTACATCGGGCGGAACAGAATCTAATAATCTTGCAATACAAGGATTTGTTGAAGCTAACAGCAATAGAGGCTATCATATTATCACCACATCAATAGAACATGCATCTGTGTTAAATCCCCTCAAATATTTGCAATATAACGGGTATGAAGTAACTTTTTTGCCCGTCAATAACGAGGGATTAATAGATGTACGGCAATTACGGAGAGCAATTCGAAAAAATACAATCCTTATATCAATCATGTTTGCAAACAATGAAATAGGCACCCTTCAGCCAATCAAAGAAATCGGCTCCATTTCAAAACAATATAATATTTGTTTTCATACCGACGCGGTTCAGGTTTTTGGACATTGCAAAATAAATGTTAACGAACTTGATATTGATATGATGTCAATTTCCGGTCATAAGTTTTATGCACCTAAAGGAATAGGCATATTATATGCCAGAAATGATCTTAATCTTTTTCCTATAATTTACGGAGGCGGCCAGGAATTTAATTTAAGAAGCGGAACTGAGAATGTCAATTCGATTATTGGGATGGGTAAGGCTGTTGAATTGTTAAACAAAACGGAAAAAGATAACAATGCAGCGCACCTATTGATATTAAAAAACAAGTTAATAGATGGAATAAGTGCAAAAATATCGAATGTCAAATTTAACGGCTCTATGGAGTACAGCATACCCAGCATCGTAAATGTCAGCTTTAAAGGCGTTGATGGGATAAGCTTAGTAGATATGCTTGATGCAAAAGGTATTTATGTTTCAAGCGGTTCGGCCTGCGCATCCAGTCATTTAAAACCATCACACGTCCTTAGCGCTATCGGACTTAATGACAATTTAGCTTATGGTTCTTTAAGATTCAGTTTTGGCAAATACAACACAGAAGATGATGTGAATTATATTCTTGATGTTTTGCCGGGGCTTGTAGAAAAATTAAGAGAGCAATCCCGTTAAGGAAACGGATTAATATACAAATAAACAAAGGAGAAGCGTTATGAGACACGAATATTCTAATGCTCGCCGTCACGCACAAAATACCCTTGCTGAAGTAAATCGTCACTTGGATAGGGGCGACATTAAAAATCCAAAACACCACCACATGTTGACCGACATGGCAGAAAAGGCAACCCGCACACTAGACAATCTTGACCGACTTGAGCGGATGGACAATGCAAGACCTTATACGGAAACCAATGTTGGCTACACCGCAGATATGCACCGCAATAGGAGTGATAATATGGATGATTTGATGCGTACCGTAACGGACGCTGTCGATAGAATCCTTCCGCACTTTGCCGACGATGATATGGACGTTGACGACCGTAGAGGCGTTCCCGGAACTGGCCCGTATGCCAATCCTCGTTTACGTCGCAGAGGCGGGCGTTATGGTGTTGGCCGCCGTGGAAGGCGTGCAGATCTGGACGATAAATATGCCGATGACCGTTACGACGATGATCGCTATGACAATAGATACGACGACGACCATTATGCTGATGATCGCTATGATGTTGACGACCGCCGTGGTAGGCGTATGCCCCGCAGAGGACGCAGCGGACGTTTTATAAGAGGCGATATGGACAGGAATGATATGGACGATGATATGCGTACCAGAGTAGACGATGCACTTCGCACCGCTGACGATGCCCGTCGTGCCGCCGATGATGCGCGTCAAACAGCAGAACATGCGCGGCGCACCGCTGATGACAGGCGCATGGATGACGATAGACGCATGGACAATAGGCAAATGAGGACTGACGATGACCGCCGTATGGATGATGATCGTACTAATGACAGAACGCAGCGCCCCGGCCCCGGAGTTAGATAAGGGAGGAGTATCCCATGTCCATTCAATTAATGAATGAAATCAGCAACAACTATCATGTAGCACTTTCCGTACACCGCGAGCTTGCTGACCTATTCTGGTTCGTATACATGCCTGGGTACGCCTTATGGCATGAATATCAATACCTTGACGAAAGCTGTGCCCAGCGTAAGGTAAAGCGGTACATTAGCGAAACATACCACACTTTTATGCCGGACAAATTACCCAAAAGTGCCAATATAACAGAGCCGCTCCTTGCTGGGAAAAACCGCAAATCTCTGAAAACTGAAGAAAGTTGGAAAATGATTAAAGAAGCATTTCACATTTATCAGGAATGGGAAGAAACTTCGCTTCAAAAATATCAACAAATTGCCAAAGAACTTTTTTCCAGCGGTGAAATATCAACGTTTAATTTTGTCGGTGAAATAATTAAGGATGTTAAGGCCGAGCTTGTATATCTTACAGATAAAATCATAGAACTTAACGCAATGGATTGGGACATGAGCCAGATAGTTGCGGAGCAGCCTGACCACTTTGAAAGATATGAGTTTTTGATTAAAAATCTGCTTGGCAAATCCGAAATGTTCCATCACAACAATTCCGCCCTGGATGCACATTCAAGAGTATTTTTCGAGAAATCCCTGGATTAAGCCGGGGGTTTCCACTATGAGGTGTTTTTATGCAAGAGCTTTATAATATGCCATCTCTTTACATAGATCAAGTTTATTTATCAAACTATGCGCTTTTATTGGTTGTGGTGCTTCTTCTCTCATTGATAGCTTTATTGCTTATCGGAATACCTTACGCAATTCGGTCGGTTAGGAGATAGCAATATGCTTACACCAATCGTTATTCAACAATCATACAGGGGCGAACGCTCTTACGATATTTTTTCCGCCTTGCTTGCCGAGCGTATAATCATGTTGGATGACCATATCGATCCGGCCCCCGCAAGCATAATTATTGCGCAGCTCCTGTTCCTAGAAAGCCAAGCGCCCGACAAAGATATTTACCTCTACATAAATTCACCGGGCGGTTCCGTAACTGATGGTATGGCGATATACGACACTATGAACCACATCAAACCGGACGTATCGACAATCGCGGTCGGCAGCGTTGCATCTATGGCGGCAGTGCTGTTGTCATCCGGCGCAAAAGGCAAGCGGTTTGCTTTGCCAAATGCGGAAATTATGATCCATCAGCCAAAGGGTGGCATGACAAAAAAACAAGTGTCGGATATAGAAATTCATACTGAACGTATACGGGAAATGAAGCGGCTTCTTACTGAAATTCTTGCGCATAATTGCGGAAAGCCTTATGAGATATTAGAACGCGACATGGACAGGGATCATTTTATGTCTGCAAAACAAGCCCTTGAATATGGATTGATTGATAGAATATTTTGATTATCTGAATAACAAAACTCCCCCGACATCAATCAGCCGGGGGAGTTTTGTTAATTACTACATATCGAATTTACGAATAGTCTCATACAACCTTAATCGCATTCTATTCAGGCCGTCTTTACCACCAAATTTATATTCCAATTTCTTTTGTTCATTGTCAGCGGCTATTTGCGCGGAATCTGCTGTTTTGTGTATCTGATCCGCGTACTTTTCACATTCAAAGCCGTTGTTGCCAGATAGCATGAAAATTATCTCTTCATCAGCAGAATTGCCTCCAGCGCCAGAAACATATATTTCACGAACAAAATAATTCCACATGTCGCAATCGGGTATAAACACTTTCAGGGGATTCCCACAAGATGTACTCATTGCTAAATCCCATAATTCCTTTGTATTATATACTTGGATAGCTTCACTCATAACTGCACCGCCTTTCCACTTTTTATTATACCACAATATCCATTCCAGACAAAGCCCCGGTTTTACGCCGGGGTGTCTTTTATTTGCATGAATTTATTATAATCTTCTTCGTATCTGCTCAATATCTCCTCGGCACTCCTTATCCGCTTCAACAATTCGCTTTGAGTTAATTGAAGAAAGTATTCCTTGTCAGGCCCAAGAGTATACATTACGAAAATTCCGTACTTCGTGAACAGCTTATCAAGTTGGTCTTTGTTTAGCGTTGATGCATATCCTACAAAATCAACGCTCCTATCAATGGGCCTGAATTGTTTCGGCGTTTCTTTGACTTCGATTTCTTTTTGGGAATATCCATCCTTATTGTACTCGTGCTCATAAATAATCATGCTTTTCTCTCCTGTCAATCGCATTTCAACTGTTCAAACTTTGTCTTGACTATTTTCAATGTAGATTCCTTGTTTTGAAGTCTTATTGCTTCATAATCAGGAGCGCTAAATCTTAATTCGTGAATATCTCTGATAGCCCGATCAATCCATTCGGTAAATTCGTCGACTATCCAAGCGGAATTATTTTGCTTTCTATCTTCCATGATCAATCTCCTTTATCCCCATTATGCAATGATCGGGAAGAACGAATTTCGGGTCTCGCAAAACATAGGTGACTTCTTTTTCGCATTCCCGCCCGACATACTTTCTTTCGTCTTTGTCCCAATCTGCTAATATGAGAGTGTCGCCAACTTCATATGGCGGCGTTCGATCATCAACGCGAACCTCAAAGGGTTTTCTGCCGGACACTACATCATCATAGTATTCAGACCATACCTTTAACCAATGTGTGTTCATCTTATCCTCCTAAAATCCCCGGCTTATTCGGGAGTGGATTTTTTCTGTGCTTCAAGTAATGGTCTCCAACTAATAGGCCCTATAACATTTTGCGGATACCTTTCTCCGTAATATTCAGACCACGTTTTATATCCGATAGCATTAATAAACGTGTGCGACTTTCCTACTATGCCATTGGGATACATGGTTTCAACTGTTTCGCGCTCTGGCGGCAATCTATCTTTGACGCTAATCCAATCGTTCATCTTGCCCTCCTAAATCCACAGGCTCCCGCCCTATCTTATTAATCTCCATCCTGTAGCCAAATGGACGCAGTATACGCCCCGCTGTCTCCATGTTTGGCGAAATACCACCATTGCATATTCGACTGATTGTAGAGGCCGCTACGCCTGTCTGACGCGATATTTCACGGATGGTGAGGCCGGTGGTTATTTGGGTTTGGAGGAAAGCTTGTAGGGCGGTCATACGTTTTTCACTCCTTGCGCTATGGATTTGATTTCATGCGGCTTGAGTAACTCACAAACGCACCAAAATGCACTTGTCGGAAACCGTAAATTATCACCTGTTGGATTGCAACACAGGGTATCATCTTTTGTATATTTTTTATGCGCACACATCGAACAATTTCTGTCTGAGGTTACGCCACTGGTAGTTATTTCGATTCGCTCCATAGTCAATCCCCTCCCGTGAATTTGGTTTTGAGGGCTGATTCTGCGGATTTGGGGGTGAGGAAAACGGTTTTGTCAAGTTCTGGTATGTGCCTATAATCAAACCCTACGCTTGCAATCCCGTAATCTCCGTATCTGTCTGGCCTGTTTGTACATGTATATTTTTCTTCATCCCAATAAGCGCACTCACAGCCTAGCCCCGCCATGTCCATACAACAAGTACATATGGACGCATTATATTTGTTGTATGTCTTATAAACTCGTTCGCCAATCTTACAGGGCAACACCACAAGCCGCCCCTGTTCCTCCTTGACCTTGTAATCTCCCCATTGCATAATCGCACTACAGATTTGACTTCTAAGGCATTCATCCGTCATATGTATCATTCCGACACGAACGCACAATGCCTGTGCCTGTGATAATTTATCCACTCATATCCCGCCTTTCTTTGGTGCTGGTTGGGTTTTGGGTTTGGTTGTATCAAATTTCTTGAACAGTCTCAACATTTCAGAGCGAGAAACCATATAAAATGTAATTTTCCCATGAATGTCAAGCGTAAATGTATCGCTATCATCTTGTAGTATGGTTATGTTGTCTTTTGAATAATTCGCCCGACAACCGAGTTTCAGCAATTCAGCGTCCATCCTAATCCTCCATTCTCCCGTGGGCGGTGGTTATTTGACCTGGCAATCTGATTTTGGGTTTTCGCAACCATGACAAATATCAGAGAATGCGAATGTGCATCTACCACCGCAGCCATCCGTTTCAAACTCAATAGTACAGGTTTTTTCGTCATAATCAATGCTATCTATTTCGCCGTAAAATTCGCAACTGCCTTGATAGCCAGCATAAATCTTATCGCCTATATTAAAATCGTTCACAATCAATTCCTCCTATCTTTCCCGCATGGGGAGGGGTGAGGGTTTGCGGGTTTATTTCACGTTAAATATCAGCGTATTATCTTCTACCGCAAAAGTTAAAACCGTAAAGTTTTCTATGATTTCTTGCTGTAATTTGTCCTCAAATGATTTTACTTTCTGTGGTTGCTTTATGGGAATGCCATTTTGTCTAATGATTATTTCACAATTTGAGCAATGCTGCATTCTTTTCGCAAAGTCCATAAGTTTCATCCTCACTTACCCCTTTCAATCATTCCCCGGTTGGTGCTGGGGTTCGGTGTGTGGCTTTACAAGTTGGATTCATCTTAAATGTTCAAGATATGGATTGACCGGTATTGATTGCTTGTCAATGGCCGATTTAACCGATTGCAGATGCTTGAAATACTCCTTGCCCGTTCCGCCGTAGACGTGCGCTCGTCCGCTTATGACGCCCGCCCGATCAAATGCCTTACAAGGCTTTAGGTTGTCTAGTGGCATATTTAGAACCGCCCAATATATTGATGCGCTAGAATTGCGTGCCAAGCATGTGCCCAATAATTTCTGCTGTATAATAATGTATTCCTCTGTGTTTCCCGTAGAAATCATTTCGTTAATTGTCATTCTCCATACCCTCCTATTTTCTGTCCCAACAACCGGCCTGCTGTCTTAATCTGTGATATCAGTCTGTATAATACAATCTGTCGTGGTTTGATATGAACCATTACACAGCCTGAGTTCAAGGCAATTTTCATCCTTGTCATATCTCATGCGTTGTCCAGTCCAACCGCTAGTCATATATACATATCTATCATCTTCTTTGTCGATAAGATATCTGCTCTCTCCGCAACCATCATCATAAGTTATCGCGATTACCTTACTCATGTTCAATATCCATCCATTCAATATCAGTTGAACCATCAAGCTTTGCCTGCCCTCTGTCAAAGCCGTATGAACAACCCATGAAATTCGGGAAACATTGTAATTCTCTTACCTTATCTTCCGCCGCTTCTATCGCAAGATATTTAATATCTTCACTATCAAGCCCGTCAAGTTTTTTATCGTCAACTTCAATTTCAGTTGTAACAAAAACTGTTGCTTCGCCCTTTACCTTGATTTTCATTTACATTACCCCTTTTCGCATTTTATAAAGTCGTCCCAAGTACATACAGTTTTGCGCTCACAAGTATCGCACGGTGTTTTAATCGGCCGTCCTTTAGGCGCTTTCGTAACGTCTGGATATGAGCCGCATTTTTCCTCAATCCTTATACGCTCAATTTCGCGGTCAATATCACATATGTTGTCATATATATTCAAAGCCAAACCTCCCCTTAGTTGAAATAGCCAAGCTTGCGGTCGACTGTGTCTGAAAATGAACGGGCAACAGCTCCCTTTGCTTCTTTCAATGTATCGTATTCGGTAAATCTGCGATAATCATTCCAGCGAAGGCCGTCAAGTCTTTGTACGTTCCACAACCTTGTTTCATCGTCACGGACTATGCGATATTCGTTTCCGCTTTCGGATTTAGCGCGGTATTCAATGTAATATCCATTATTGTGTCGCTTAAATGTCAACATACCCGTTCCCTCCCGTTGGTTGTGGTGGTTGGTGCCGGTTTTGACCGACCAGCGGCGGTGTGGTGGTTATTCGGCATATTGTCTTATTACTGTTAACCCTATCATATCAGATAAATGCGTTAATCCACCTCTCTTTGTTCTATACAATGGTATGTCATTTTCGATATAAGCATATACAAATGTATTTCCATCTGTGTCTGATACTTCATATGCCATCTTATATTTGTCAAGTTCAGCGTTAACTTTATTTATTCTCTCCATATCATGTTGCGCTTGATATGCAATGTATTTTTCAGTGTCCCATGTTCCGTCTTCTTTTGTAAACATTGCATCCCATTCTGTTCTTGTCATATCCATGCCCTCCCGTTTCGTTTGTGTTTTCTCTATGGTCTTATTCAGCGATAAAAATATATTTGCCATTCTTTCTCTCGTAGAATAATCCGTTAAATGTGTAGCCTTTGGTTATCAGTTTGATATCTTCCGGGGAGCAGAATCCGTAATCACTCTTGAATCCTGTGGCTATTTCAATGCGGGAAACTTTTTTGATTTCGTGTTCCTTATTATCCATGTCGCCACCTCCTGCTGATTACGTGCTTTTCCTGATGTATTTATTATACTATAAGTGCGGTTATATATCTATTGACAGAACCACCAAATATAAGCGCGGTTATTTGTCAATATTTATAGGTGCGGTTATATATTATATGTGCTATACTATATCTGAGGTGATATCATGACAAAAACCAGCGAGGCTACTTTGAGGGCAATCAGAAAATATAAGGAGAAATTAGACGAGGTGCGCTTTTCCGTCCGCGAGGGTGGAAAGGCTGATATCGTACAGGCCGCAACCGATAAAGGATTTAAAAGTACACAGTCATATTTGAAGCATCTCCTAAAGCAGGACACCGGCCTTGATCTGTGAACATTTTCGTGGGCAGTTCGTGTCCAGTAAGCCATATTTAAACATTATATTAAGATATTGCACCGCCCGAAGCGATATGCTAATATAATGTTGAAGTTATAAAAAAACGATCTCAAATGTATCCTTATCTATTGGCTTTATATGGTCAATAATGGATAGCCACAATCGACGTCTTTCCTCTGGCCCCAATCTAAAATAAGAAGTTTCAAAATCAATCTCCAATACCGCTTTCAGAGCGTCTATATTTGGCGGAGCTTCAATCGCCTTGTTAGCGCTTTCCGCTCGTAAAAGTTGATCGTTCAACTTCACATAATCAGAACGATATTCCTCTATTCCAATAAGCTCCTCGACATAAAGATTTTTTAAACGTTCTAATTGGCGCTTGATCTTTGCGGTATCGGTTTTTGGCTGATACCGTTTTTTTGTTCCGGGATTGCGTGAAAGCAATTGGCGCTTAATCTCCCAATGAATATTTTCAGATAGGTATTTTTCTATTCTCCCTTCCCATGGTGTGAATTTGTGAGTGCAGATTTTATCTACCCACTTCCGGTTACAACGGTAACGGAGATAGACCTTGTCAAATTTATAATCATGTTGCGCCCAACCACCCATTTTGCAGTCGCATACAGGACAAACAAGAATACCGGCAAAGATAAAAAAGTTACTTCTTTTTCTAGTATACTTTCGACTTTCATTAAGTCTTTGCACGGAATAAAATTGCTCCTTAGTAATGATCGGCTGGCAGTATTCCGGATTTCCTCTATATTCTCCGATGTATAAAGGATTGGTGAGGATGTTTTGTATTACATTATATCCCAGCCGTAATCCATGGGCGTTTGAGGCATAATCAATGCAATTCCTTACCGAACAAACATCTTCATAATGACTAAAAATTCCTTTTACTATTTGTGCCTTTTCTTCATCTACGCAGACCTTCCCACCGCTGGAATATAAAGCCAATGGGTAGGAACCGGTAATCGTTCCTCCGTTTCGGACGCGGCTTTCATTAACGAATCGTATCCGGTCGCCGGTGCGGTCACTTTCATCCTGGGCCACAGAGAGGCGTATATTAAGGTTTAAGCGTCCATTGGTAGTTAGGGTGTCGTAGTCTTCTAATATGGCCTTCCAGCCTACGCCATGGGCTTCCAGAATGTCTTGTGTCTTATAGTATTCCCTGACGCTCCGAAACCAACGATCAAGCTTTATAAATAAAATATAATCTGTTTCGTCACGCTTGACGGATTCAAGAAGTGCGCTTAATCCTTTTCGCTTATGGACTTCTTTTCGGGCGGATACTCCATCATCCGTATATATGCCAACGACCTGCATACAAAATTGCTTTGCATAGGCCTCCAGTTCTTCAAGTTGTGCCTCCAGGCTGTATCCGTGCCGGGCTTGCTCCTCGGTTGATACCCTTATGTAGATTGCACAGCGCTTGGCATACCATTCATAGTTCTCCGGTTTTCCGAAAAACAATGCTGTTCCCCCATTTCGACAAAATAATCATACTTTTGACTATATTGTATAAAATATAAATTGCAATTTGGATGTTTATATAATTGAACATTAGTTCTAAATATGTTATTATATACAAGCGTGATTGATACATTTTATCGAATCAGTACACGAATATCATACAAATTGTAAATTTCTGTAGTTTTATATGGAATTTATTTCCATTATATGGTATTATACAAATGTCAACATAAAGTTACATAAATCCCAAGTAAAGGAAGTAGACAACATGGATAATGCAAAAGTTGCGGTTAAGGGCGGGGAATATGAGAGTGATAAAAAATGCGGGGAGCTGACTGATTTTATCCAGCAAATCATTCACAGGAATCAGGATGCAAATTTTTTACAATTATTACTTACTACTGCTATAGCGCTGGAGCGACAATTCAATAAATAGTATCTAACAGAGGACGGGGAAACCCGGCCTTTTTTATTTTTCAGATATTTTATCAATTAATTCCATTATAACGGCTTGCTTATCCGCTGATAGCGACCAATAAGCGCGGACGATTCTTTTTATAAAATCGGCGTTCTCTGTATTGGCAACTCTAATATTTGTCCATATATCTTCAAATTCTATATCGCTTCCAGCGGTGGGGAACATTTCTCCATCACCATCAACAAGCCATTTTTCATTAACGCCGAATTTAGAGCAAATCAACATTATTGATGAATCCGAAACAGAGCGTTGGCCATTTTCCCATAAACCAATAGCCGCTTGTTTCATGCCTATTTTTGCGCCAAATTCCGTTTGATTTAATTCATAGTGCTGGCGGATTTGCTTTATCCTATCTCCCATATTCATTCTTTACACCTCCTTGCAATTTATCATAACACAAAAAATACTACATTGCAATAAACATTTTTGAAAAAGTGTTGACTTGTTTATTGCGTTGTAGTATTATATTATTACAGAGTAGGAAGCGAGGAGGTGGCAACGTGACCAATATTACTCCAGAAAACATCGCAGACAAGGTCGAGTACGTGAAGGCCCTGACGGAGCGTCTAGAAAAAATGCCCGTTGATGTTCTTAAGTATATCAGCGGCGCGGTTGATCTAGCTGGGATGCTGGATGCAACGAGCAAGGAAAAAGAACAAGCCAGTTAGGAGGGTTCCCATGCAGAAGCTAACGCAATCCCAAAGAGAAGTATTCGAAATACTTTGCCAGTGCAAGAATTTTGAACCGAATCCGAATTTTCTTGAAGAAGATAAAGGTTCTGATGACCATGAGGAATAAAGCCGCTCCGGCGGCGGGAGGTGCATATGAAAAATATCGGATTTTACATAGGTGTATTTTTAGGAAATGTCACAGGCCAATTATTAATTGCCTTGATAATCCTATATCTAAGAAAGTCCTAGCCATTGCAATATAAAGAAAACCGTGATGCTTGACGCAATTCCAAGTAGATAGCCGACAAAATATCCAATCCATCTTTCCCGCCGCATCAATCTCTTTTTCTCCGCCTTCTTCATCATCATATATTCGATATGCGGAGGAACGACGGAACCAGTCGCAAGCTTTGGAATTTCAACTTTGCTAAAGTCAACATTTTTTAAATCAGACATTTCAATCACGCTCCTTTTAGGGAGATTATACCAAACCCCAAATAAAAAACAAATACCCTCTACCTACGCCGTCCAAAGCAAAGTAGAGGATATGCATATCAACCCCAACAAGAGGTTTTCTATAAACTAATTATAGCATTCCTCTTGGTACAAAGCAAGGAGGAATTTTGTATGAAAACATTGAAAGTTACTTGGAAAGGCGTTACCCCGCTCATTATGCACTCATGTCAATGCGTAAACCCGCTTCATCCCATTGCAAAGGAATTGAAAAAGTATACTTCTAAGCGCACAAAAACAGATGAAGATTACGAAATCATTTCAAATCTGGAATGGGAGGGCGGACTTTATTGGAAAGACGGTATCGGATTGTACATCCCGCCCGAAAACATCGAGGCAACTATGATTAATGGCGGGAAATCGAATAAGAAAGGCACAGATATTAAAAAATATGTTTCCGTTGAAGAATCATACATACCGCTTGTACTGCGCGAAAATCTGACAAAAGATCAGATGAAGGCAGATTTTAAATATCGTGATGTCCGGCAAATGTGCGTTCAGCGCGCCCGGATAACTCGCACTCGTCCCCGTTTTGATACATGGGAAATCGTATTTACTTTGCGCTATGAAGAAGAAAAAATTGATATTGAAACTATCGTCAACGCCTTAGAATATGCCGGTAAATATGTCGGTCTTTGCGATAGCAGACCGAAATATGGACAGTTTCAGACTATCGTTGAGGAATTGAGTTAGGCATTCTAAGTTGCGTTCTGTCACGCTAAGTCATATTGGATTTTGCTTTGTTTGGATTGGTTCTGGTTTGTTAAGTTAAGTTAGGCATTTTATGCTGTGCTCTATTAAGATCTGGTTGGTTCTGGCAGGTTCAGACTGGATGGGTTATGGCAAGATTTGATAGGATAGGCACTTCAAGTTGCGGTTTGTCACGATACGCTGTGTTTGGATTTGATGTGATAGGAAAGGTTTAGTTCTGCTAGGCTGTGCATTTTGTGCTTCGTTCCGTCGTGGTTAGCTGTGATAAGTAAAGTTCGGATTTATCGTGTTTTGATATGTTAAGTTAAGCATTTTTTGATATGACATGATTGGCTGCGATTAGTTGTGATTCGCCAAGATGTGTTAAGGTGCGTCGCGTCAGGTTAGGCAATTCGTGTTCTGTTTAGATTGGCTTAGACTGGTTATGTCGGGTTGGGTTGCGTTAAATTAATTTTATGGAGGAAATAATCTTGATAGATAAAGAAATCATTAAAAATATTGTTTCAAAAATTCAATCAATGGATTACGGAGATACAATTCCGCATCAAAACTTAGCCGCCGATTTAGGCGTTGAATATGGCAGCACGGATTATTCATTTGCTGTAAGTCGGATCAAACATGAATGCTTAGAGCATGGTAAAATGCTTGAAAACGTGTTCAAGATCGGTTATCGGATAACTGCGCCAGATGATTACAGCGGTCGCGCATTGAGGCAATACAAACAGGGAGCACGGCGAATATCGAGAGGCCAAAAGATTCTTGATTATGCGCCAACAGAAAAAATGTCGCAAGATGGTCTGACGCAATATCGCAATATTAAGGATAGATCATCTGCGTTGGCGGCTCATTTATCAGGTGCGATTGTTGAGTTGCGGCTTCTGCAAAAGCAACACCCATTAAAATTGTCAAAATAAAAAAGGGAATCCCGTAAAGCTTGGCGGCCACGGGAAACCCTATCGGACGCAAGCACTTAACCGGAGATTGCGCCCATGTTTATTATAGCATGGGTACAGCTCCAATACAAGGAGGTAATTACCCATGAGTAAGAAACATCGCAGCCCGAACCGCGCCGGATTCCACAACCGATGCGACGAGATCAAGACAGCCGAAAAGGATGTGGATGCGCTCCTACGGGCTGCAAGGCTCAAGCGTCACGAAAGCAGCCGGGAGCCGTTATCAGCGCAGGATATTATCAAAATCTGTACGATATTCGCCATTGCATTTATCTTGTGCGCCGTTCTCTTTATCGGTTATCTGTCCGGCCATTTTGTCCCGGCGCTGCTGGGAATGGGATTTTTAATATTAATTGGCGGCGCGTTTGCCGCATGTATGTAAGGAGGCGAAAAACATGACAACCAAAATAAGGCCATACAACATAGCCCCTGATGGTAAGCCGGAAATATTTAGTTCTCCGGATGGTGAGCGTGGAAAGAATTTAAATCTATACCGTTTTTTTGAGGTGTGGTGCAAGATCATGGGAGATCGTGAAGGTTGCGAATATACGGTAAACTCAATCATCAATAAGGAGACGGGAGAAGTTTTGTATTCATGCGATTCTCCTAAGGAGAAAGGAGCATAACATTAATTGCGAAAATTAACCCTGCCTCTCCTATCAATAGGCTTCTGCCTGATAACAATATTATGGGCCGGAACCAAGATAGGAGAGGCAAGTATAAGAGCAAACCGGGCCGAAGCGAACCAAATGGTAGCGGAAACTTCAGAGCGTATCTGGAAAGAGAAATCCGAAAGGCTGGAAGCGGAGCTGATTGACATGATACATACGGCTAACCAGATCGGAGAATGGGAGATTGAAGGTGTTCCGCTGTCCAGGGAATTGCAGGAATACACCATCAATACCTGTCTGGAATATAACATCAATCCGGTTATCCTGTTCAGGCTCATGTATAGGGAGAGCCGGTTCACGGTTGATGCTGTCGGCTACAACCGAAATGGGACACAAGATCACGGAATTTGCCAGATAAACGATATCGCATTACCCTTCCTGCTGGAACGCGGAATAGACCCCACGGAATCGCCACAGGAGAATATCAGGGGAGCTTGCGAATTGATATCCTACTATCGGGACGAGCGCGGGTACACGATGCTGGAGGCGGTGGCGGCGTATGGTGTGGGCGAGGCTGGACTTATGCGTGGCGAAGGACTTGAGGCAGCAGAAAAATTATTGGAGGCGGTGAATTGAAAAAGACGATAACCCGTAGAGTGGATGAAAATGGGCGTACGAGGTTGCCAGTGGAAATATTACGCGCATGGGGCATTGAGTTCGGTGGAGAAGTTATTCTGGAATACGATGAAACCGCAGTGCTGATAATGCCGGTGGATGAAGAAGGGAGTAACTAGCCAATGAAAAGACAGCTTGACAATTTAGGCCGCCTGGTGATCCCGGCAGAAATGCGCAAGGAGTTAAACATCAAGCCTGGAGACGAGCTCAAAATGACAGTTGAGGGAAATGGCATTTTCATTGCCAAGAGCGGATGCATATTCTGCGGAAGGCCACACGCGGCGATTTATCATGAGGGTATCCAGTTATGCGAATTTTGCCTTGACGCTATAAACGAAAAACTGCCCACCGTGACGGAATCACGATAGGGCAGATCGAAAGGAGTAACAATATGGGAATTCATGCGCATGGAAAAGAGAGTGCAAAGGCTAAATCAAATGCAAGGTATAAAACAGAGGGGCGTAAATCCAAAAACCGGATGCGGCGTATCGAGACTATCAACAATAAAAGGCGGCGTCGGTTTAAAAATTACGATAAATCAAAGCATCTCGCTGCATAAAAAAACCGCCCGATGAAGCAACCTCAAGGCGGCAAAGGAAACTATTCATCTTTATTATACATACGGAAAGGTTGTGTGTCAAGTGGAGTACAAAACTATCTTTTGCCATAATGATGGATCATTTGATCGAGAATTAAACCGCAATGCAGATTTGGGATGGCGTGTAATTTCAAGCGGGTTTGCATCAATGAATGAATGTACGAATAATTCGTGGTGGGCAATTATGGAGCGACCCGCAATGGAAGTGTCGCATTGAAAGGCGGTGCATCAAGTGCCATCCACTGAAGATCAACGGGCGCTGGAAAGACTTGAACGCTTAGATCCGCCTGATGTTGACGAGACTTTACCGTATGAGGATTGGTGGTATACGTTGGAGGATTTGGAGTATGAGAGTATGAGGGAGGATTCTATTGTATGTACTTAGGATATCTTGAAGAGGGCGACAGGTGCCCGGAAGTCAATTGCAGCGGAACTCTTTATTACCCGCCTGTTGTGAATTGCGCTTGTCACATAAACCCGCCTTGTTCGGCATGTACAGGAAATAGGCTTGCTTGCGATAAATGCGGTTGCGAACCGGAGGAGCCGGAATACAAAGACATACCTGTTGTTTTTGGCTCTCCCGGGATATCAATGCGGGAATACAAGCCACGTCCACTTGACAGCACTAAAATTGATTACAGAATAAAAATGCATACAGCCGCAATGCAAATATGCGAGGGCGTTTATCCAGAGGGAACGTCACAAAAATCTGTTGAGGAAGTTGTGAAAGGTTCATTTGGTGGGCGATTTGAGCATTTCGGTGGCGGCAAGTTTAAATACAT